AGTTTTTAATATCCCTCATCAATCTTAGCCTTGTGCATGATTTCGAGTTCAGTAAAGGTTAAGTTGAGGTGAGTTTCTACTGGGTAATCATCACCAAAAGTGCTGTTTACCCCAGCCCCGCTATGATTTACATTCACCCCAGTTAAACAAGACGTGGCGATTTTATGTGTCTGTTTTTCATTAAAAAATGTAATTCCAAACACATTTGGATACCTAAAGAACACTCCTCCTGCTCCAGAGGATTCATAAGACGGTGCAGCAGCATACTTAAATAAATTAATAATATCTCTAATTGATTTGGCCTCGAATTGATTTCTAGGGGCTAGTACAAAGTCAAACGTGAATGAACGAAAATCTACGTTATCAAAAAACATTTCCAAATGAGGATTAATTGCCACCCCTTTGGACTTAAAGGTATCCTTAACAAGGGCATCAGCATTGCCCCCCAGGACAGACCCGGCCAATTTCTTCACAGCTCCTTCCGTCAATGAGCCCAGATTTTCTATTACACTCTGTACTGTTTCGCTGTCTCCGCTCATTCCGCCTTTCATCGCAGCGCCGACTTGGCCGATTTTATCGCCCGACCAATTCAATTTAAAATTTTCTTGTCTGGTGTGAGGAGCATATAGCATGATTGATCCCAGTCCCCGGGATTTGCTCTTGCTCTTAGTACCATCAAAAATGTTCCGTCCAATTCCCGGATTGAGATTCTCAGCTTGGGGGCCCGTCGGAAACACTTCCTTGGACGTGGGACCCGAAGTGGTTCGATTTTCATCTTCTTTAATTCCCGCACCGCCTATCTCGCTAATATCAAAACGAACCCAATGATTTTCTTCGTCCGATTCAAGATTATGTGGAAATTGAAAAAACGCATCCCTGTATTTATTGGCATACAATGAACTCAATGGTCCGGCAGCCTGGCCGCTTGGGTTCGGTGCATCAGGTACGGGAGGGTCTACGGGCCGAGTTATAGCATTAAAAATTGGGGTGGGGTTAGGCATATCAAGGTCTCTTTCTTAATGGTTTAGACATCACTATTTATACATAATAGCATGAGTTATAAAGGCAAATGGCGACCTAAAAATCGAGACAAATACGACGGAGATCCCACTAAAATTGTGTACCGTTCTCTGTGGGAACGGCAATCTTTTAGGTGGTGTGACGACAATTCAGACATCAAATCTTGGTCGAGCGAATCTGTTATTGTTCCATACAAATCAGCAACGGACGGCAAAATGCACAGATACTTTGTCGACCTGAAGATTGCGTTCAACAACGGGAACACAATCTTAGTTGAGATCAAACCCAAACGTCAGACCAAACCCCCAAAAAAGAGCGAGCGGGTCACCCGAAGATACCTATCAGAAGTAATGACCTACAGCACAAACATATCAAAATGGACCTTTGCCGAGGAATATGCAAAAGATCGAGGCTGGGAATTTCAAATCTGGACAGAAGATACCCTAAAAGATTTGGGTATAAAACTATTAAGTGGGGATAAATACTCATATGGCACAAATGGTTTTTCAAAAAATTCTAAACGAAGGAACAAAAAAAGGAAATCTTCCTAGAGAATCCCAGAAGGCTACCCGGTGGTTTCAGCAGAAAGCCCGTCGAACACGGTCAACTCCTCGTCAAGTATGGTCAGAAAAAGAACGACACAAACACTATACCCTACGGCGCCGGCTTCTCGGAAATATGTATTACTTCTTTTATGAAGCTGAAGGTAAGGATACCCTTCCCTACTGGGATTCATTTCCTCTTGTCATTCCCATCGAATTAACAAAAGACGGATTTTTAGGATTAAATTTTCATTATCTTGATTGGAGATTAAGAGCCATTTTTATGGACCGCATTCTTGATTTAACAAGAGAAATCCCAGAAGCATCAGACCGATCAGACCAATCCCAAGAAGGCAAACTAGATTGGAGAAAGATTGGCTACGATAGGCTATCTAGGTTTGCGAGGTATAAATACTTTAGACCATGCTTAAAGCAATATAAGTTCTCGAATATGAAGTCGCGAATGATCCAGTTAAGCAAAGAAGAGTGGGATATTGCCCTATTCTTACCATTGGAAAGATTTCAAAGTGCTAGAAAAACAGCAGTTTGGATGGACAGTCGGCAACAAGTAATGCGGCGAGGCGGAAAATAAATGCCATTTAATATAGACGGCTTTAGAAGCGAAATTAACAAGCAAAAAGGACCTGCTCAACCTAATAAATTTAGGGTACTCATTACCGGAGGAGTATTAAAAAACAGCAAGGCTCGGGCTGTGTCTATGCTATGCAATCAGGCTGTTATTCCAGGTAGGTCATACATGACAAATGAGATCAGAACACACGGGCCGATACGCAAGGCCCCCTACAATACAATATATGATGACCTTCAATTGGGGCTGTACTGCACAAACAACGATCTATTTCCTCGTGACCTATTTGAAGAATGGCAAAATGCTATCATTCAAACAATGACAGGGCGAGTAAACTACTTCGATCAATATGTCGCAGACATTGAAATTGAGCAATACGACGATGAACAAAATGTAATATACGCCTGCAAATTTATTGATGCCTATCCGATGATGGTTGCGCCCCTTGCCCTTGATTGGGCAAGCACAAATGCAGTTCATAATCTAAATGTTACCTTTGCGTATCGCAAATGGCACATTCAACCAATACCATTATCCCCGTTTGGAAATAATCTAACAATCAATAGTTTATATCCAAACTTCGATGCACAAGGAGCAATAGATAATTTTGGAATCGCAGTTGTGAGCCGAAGCGATGGTCAAATTATGGACCATGTTAAGAAGGCAGGAAACTTTCTTGGCAATATTTAACATGAAATAAAATGGAGATTATAAATTATGGCACTACCTAAGATTAATACACCCACATTTGAAATGACAATTCCCTCAACAGAACAGAAAATCACATATCGACCTTTTCTGGTGAAGGAAGAAAAAATATTATTGATGGCAATGGAAGGTAAAGACAGGAAAGAGACTGCTCGGGCCCTAAAACAGATTATCAATAATTGCTGCATAGATGATGTTGATGTGAATAAATTAGCCCCGTTTGATCTTGAATATTTCTTCTTGTTACTGAGAGCAAAATCTATTGGAGAGACAATTGACTTGACCTATGCTTGCCAACAGAAGAAGGGAAAAACAGACTGCACTAATGTAATTAAATTCACAGTCGATATTGATGAGATAGAGGTAATAAAGAATCCTGAACATACCAATAAAATTGACTTGACAGATACCGTTGGTATTATGATGAAATATCCTGCGCTCGAAACGATCATGGGTCAAGAATTAGAGGGCGAAGATGTTGATGCTATGTTAAAAATTATCATACAATGTATGGAATATATTTATGACGAAACTGATATCCATAAGATGAAAGATACTGATGCGAAAGAAACACAAGAATTTCTGGAAGGATTGACACAAAATCAATTCATTAAAATTAGAAAGTTTTTTGATACAATGCCCAAGGTGAGCTATAAAAAAACCATAGAATGTGATAAATGCAAAAAAGATAATAAAATAGAAATTGAAGGAATGCAGAATTTTTTTGGTTAGGGCTCAGTCATGAATCATTGATTAATCACTATAGAGTTAATTTTGCAATGATGCAACACCACAAGTACAGTCTATCTGAGCTAGACGAAATGATACCATGGGAAAGAGAACTTTATGTTACATTATTGATGGAGTGGATTAAAGAAGAAAACGAACGAATAGAGAATCAAAAAAAGAGTAGATAAATGGCGTTACCATCAACAGGAAATACCGAGGTTGTGGATTCAAATACCGAGGTTGTGGATTCAAATACCGAGGTTGTGAAGTCAAATACCGAGGTTGTGAAGTCAAATACCGGGAGCGTGGAGTCAGGTATTAAAGCCGCGAAGACGAGCCTGCGCGCAGGATCAGACTTTATTACAACAACAATGGCTCCTGCACTAGAGCCTTTAAAGGCTGCTGGTGCTGCGTTAGGAAACCCCCTACAGACACTAAACGCTCCTCCTGTAGTAATGGCTATGGCTGCGGCTGTGGGAACTATGTCTTCTATGTTTCCTGATAAAGACTCTGGTTCATCGGAAGAAAAACTTAAAACCGACTCTGATTCATCGGAAGAAAAACTTAAAACTGCTGGAGAAGAACTTTCCGAATCTTCTATTCAATTGAATGAATCGACCGAAGGTTTAGTTGCTTTAAGTAGCGTGCTTGGCTTTGAAAATATAGAAATTATTTTAGAAGATATTCGTGATTCTAATTTTGGCACAGAAAAGGCCATTGCGCTCCTGTTGGTTGCATTTGCCGGCATCGAAAAAATCCAAGAGTGGGCAGGTAAGATATTTGACAAAATTGAAGGCGGCGGCACCGACGCCGCGGAGCCGATGGGGATGCTGCAAAGCGCGTTGGAGGGCAAGCCCTTTGAGCTTATGGCCAAAGAGATGGACGAAGCTACAGAAAAATCTTTAACGACTCCTGGTGTATCTACGATTGAAGAAGCAGTAGATAATATAATGACCGCGCCTTCGCCATTGAAGTCTGATAATATGCCTAATACTAGAGAAATCCGCGAAAAGGTAGATCCTACTGCTAGACTAAGAGCAATTGAAGAAAAACGAGAAGCGGCCCTGGCAGCAAAAAAGGACAAAGGAAAAGAAGGAAAAGGAGGAGAAGAAAAGAAAGAACTGGATGACATCTTCCATCCTTTGGATTTCTTAAAAGGAGGCATTCTAAAACTTCTTGGTCCGGCGACGGCGTTCTTCTCGGGAATTTTTGCATTTTTTGGTAAGATAAAGGCTACTGCTAAAGTATGGGGACCTAAACTAAAGGAGTTCGGAAAAAATTTAGGACCTAAACTAAAGGAGTTCGGAAAAAATTTAGGAAAAGGCTTTAAAACTTTCGGAAAAAACTTAAAAATTATCGCAAAAAACCTTGGTAAATTTTTAGGAAGAATTGCGTGGCCTATTACTGTTCTTATTGGTGCCGTGTCGGCGATAACGGGATTTATTGATGAATTTAAGAAAGAAGGCGATATTGTCGAAAGCGTAAAAGCTGGACTTGTAAGCGTGATAGACAGTTTAATTGACATGCCCATAAATCTTATTAAGGATATAGTAGCATGGATAGCAGGAGCCTTAGGCTTCGAGGAATTTGAAAAAACATTAAATTCATTTGATTTTGACTTTTCTGGAGCATTTGGAAAATTATTAGATTTTATGGATCCACTAATTGCAAAGATCATGACACCCTTCACGGCAATACAAGATTTTATTACGGGGTTTCAAGAAGGAGGTCTTGTAGAAGGAATGGTTCAAATGATAGAAGGCGTCGTCGAAACTATGATCGACGCTCCTCTAAATTGGATCAAAGATCTTGTATCTGGAGTATTAAAATTCTTTGGCTTTGAAAAATCGGCCAAAGCGTTAGACGACCTTCCCGACTTCGACATTTCCGGAGGGGTTCGAGAAATGGTAGAAAACGTCGCCGAAACCCTGAAGGCCGTGTTTACTAATATATGGGTAAATGCAAAAGAAACCTTGATGACCCTATTTGATAAAGTCAAAAAACTTTTCACCATCGAAGGAATGATTCAGGCAATAGAGGGCCTCATCGAAACTATGATAGACGCTCCTTTAAATATGATAAAAGACACTGCCTCTGCAATTTTAAAATTCTTTGGTTTCGACGATGCCGCTAGTGACCTAGACAGCATTCCAGACCTCGACCTTTCCGGAAAGGTTCGAGAAGTGGTTGAAAACATCAAAGCCGTCTTTACTAATCTATTTGATAAAGTCAAAAAACTTTTCACCATCGAAGGAATGATTGAGGCAATAGAAGGCGTAGTCGAAACTATGATCGACGCTCCTCTAAATTGGATCAAAGATCTTGTGTCTGGAGTATTAAAATTCTTTGGTTTCGACGATGCCGCTGATGATTTGGATGGCATGGACCTCGACCTTTCCGGAGGGGTCCGAGGAATGTTTGACGACATCAAAGCCGTCTTTACGAATCTATGGGTAAATGCAAAAGAATCCTTAACAGCCGCATGGGAAAACATTAAAGGATTTTTCAGTATGGAAAATATAATGAACCTTCTTGGAGAGGGTGATAGTATGTTCGCAGGGTTAATAACTAAAGCAGGCACCAAACTACTCGGAGAGTCGGAAGAAGAAACATTTAAAAAAATGCCTGAAGGAATGGATGTGGACAAATGGAAATCCATGAAGGACTCGGAACGAAAGGACATGATAGAGGACAAAGAAGGCCCTGACGAAGGAGTTCTTAGTAAAATATCCAATTGGATACCATCAATGCCGTCTTTTAGCTTTGGCGGCGATTCGGAGGAAAAACCACCCGAAGGAACGAAGGTGGACAAGAATCTAAAAGTTCAAGACCCC